CCCTTTTCTTCTGATTTTCTATCTTTCTATCAGAATATTTTCCCTTAAGCCGTTTCATCCAATCATCGTAAGTATCACGTTGTTCAATTGTCATTGTTTTATTGGTAAACGGATCATTTGCTGTTCGTTTGCCTGCCAGTGATCGTTTTCCAATATAAGCAACAGCTATCGTTCTGCACCAAGGATGAAACGGTGGGTATGTTCCGGCTGCTCCATTAACAACAGCTTCGGAAAGAAGATAAATCTTTCCGTCTTTGCCCTGACAAATTTTTGAAGTCCTGAAATCTAAAACAGCAATAAGTCGATACTCTTCAACACCTCTGTCTTGCCACGCTTTAAGCTTTGCTTGATTCGCCATGTAATTGGCCTCGGTTCGTATTAAACGCTGAGCAACGCCAATTGAGCGGTCAAATTCTCCCGCTATTGCTCTAGCCATTTCAAACTCAGACATGCCCGTCATAGATTCAACAGTGAACAGCTCTTCAAGACGTTTTGCCAATGCTTCAGTATCTTTCCATAGCCGTTTTGAATAGTTCGATCCGTGCCAATGGGAATCAAGGATGTTCTTGGTGTACTTAGTGGAAAGCTCCTTAAACTCATAATCAGTTTTCCTGTATTTAAGGTCATTCCAAACTTCAATTGGTACTCCACGCTTTTTAGCTTGTCTAAATGTCTCTATTTGTGAGTCATACTTTTGACCATCCCAAACATTTATAATCGAATCGTTCTTCGCTTGCTCGATTTGTTGAATTACTGCTTCTGCCGTTGCTTCATTATAAGAATCATGTATGACATCAATATAGAAGTCGGTGGACTTGCTCAGTTGTACATCAGCAATTTGTTTAGAAACTAAAAAAGACTTAGCTTTCAAGTCTTCGGCTCTTGTTATTCGCTCTTTAAACGCTAGACCGTTCAATCGTTTTATTGCTGATTCTTGAAGATCAGGATTAGATACATCATCAGCAAGTTTTCTGAGTTCTACCAGTTCGTCAGGCTGTACAGGTTGATTAAGCAAGGCTCTCGTTTCTTCCTCATCCATTCCTGACCGTTGCTTTGCTCGACTGAATAAATTTCTTGCTTGTCTTGTTAAATAGCTCTGAGCTTGACGGTACGCTGATATAACTTTTTGTTCGACTTTTTGTGCAGCATCGTTAATTTTCTTCTCTTGCTTGATGCTTCGATCGAGCCAATAAGAGTCATCTTGTTTTTGTTTCTTTTGAGCCATTTAATCAGCTCCAATCACCTCTACCGAAACATGTTCGGGATACTTTTGCTGAATATCATACAACCCGCAAAGCAACACTTCTACTAATACGTTATCAATCTCATTAGGATTAAGAATTGACACTCGTTGATCGTGTAACTTCACATAAGATTTACATAGCATCTGATTAGTAATCGTAATAAATAATGCTGAAACACCTGCACAAACAATGTCCTTCCCTGGTTCAGCAAAATAAGCATGACCAGTAACTTCATACTCAATAAATGAATTGTTATTCTTTTTGAAGGTTGCTTTGATCATCATCTTCCTCCTCTGGCGGATCATCCAAATCTGAATTACTATCTTGCGCTTGAACTCCCATTGCTTTTTTCTGAAGTTCGATCTTTTCCTCTTTTTCGAAATTCAGTTGTTCAATTACTTCGTCCACATCGTCAATGTCCGGCAACCAGCTAAGCAAAACTTTTAGCGGTAAAATGCCCGCATTATATGCTGCTACAATCTGATTGATAATATCGCTAGTGTTGACTGGCAAATTAGGTTTTAACTTAATCTTAGTACCTGTTGTATCTAATGATGAATCCTTAATTTTGAGGATATTTTCGAACAGTTGCAGGCGCTGTCGTAACCCCTTGATCATATAACGTGACTTAACTGACATAAGTTGCAATAAACCAAATAACTTATATTTCATTGCTTCTCCGCTAATATTTCCAGCAAATTTTTCATCGTTCATATTAGGGACATACGTTACCTTATGGATATCATCTAAGATCGCTTCTCTGAGAAGGTTTACCCCGTCTTCGTTTAGTTCCTTTGTTAGATAATCTGCAGCAACCTCAGATGGTTTAGCGCTTGTTTGAAGCATTTTTTCGCTTGCCAACTTCGCGCCATCTCCATCTTGTAATGTAAAACCACGGATAAATAGAATTGCGTCTACAAAAGCTTCTTTGTCATTCAGACGATCTGATTCGAGCAGATTATACGCATCGATTAATGAAATAGCTTGCTCAAAATCACCTTGTTTCTCCTCGTTATTCCGGTATTCAATAACCGGAACCTTTTTGAAAAAATGCTGTTTTGCATCGATTAATAAATACTCACCGAATTCTCTCGATTGTGTTTTATAAGTGATAACACGGTTGTCGTTATAATACTTTACGATATAATGATCAATTCCGCCTTGTAGGTCGAACACTGGTTGGTAATGCACTGAAAATAGAGGATTCTTATCAACGGTATCATCTGTAACTAAAAAGATTCCTCTTGGATCAATACACTTAATACGCATTTCGGTTGTATTTACTTCTTTCCATCTCGCAAGATAAAGCAGTTCATAGGCAATACAA